AACTATTTCCAAATTGAGGGTCTTCGGACCCTCTTTTTTTATATGCCAGCAAACCTAGCAGTAGGTCCTCTGTTTCTTCCAACATATGGAAGTCCTGCCTCAACTCTTCTATCAATAACATTACCCGATGCAGCTGCTGCAGAAGTAGGAACCCCACCAGTTGATAAAGCACCCGCACCTTCAAGACCAGGTAAAGACATATCACTTGTATTGAACTGAGCATTATTAAATGCTGCTTGTTGTTCTGGAGTTGCTGGTTGTTGAGTTTGACTTTCCGTTGACTTTGTACCTTGAACCAAAACATATCTAAGATATGTCATTGATACAGTACACTTTAATAGTGAAGAAGAATCATAAGAAACTGGCATTGAAGAAATACTGATTGGAAAAGCTCCAACAAATCTATATTCCAAACTATTACTAGTCGTCTCAAAGTCCCTCTCAAATTTTCTAACAACTAGTCCCTGTTTAGCAACATACTCATCTGGATATCGGATTCTATAAAAATATTCCATAGATTCAGATCCAATGCCTTTATTTTCACCTTTATCCTTCTGTGGACCCATACTTTCATCCACAGCATATTTAATCCAAGTTTCAAAATAACGAATAGGTAGATAGTTCTGAGCATCAACATAAAATGTCAGGTCTATTCTATCGTCATAAACTCTTCTATAAGCGTGTCTTTCCGTAACTCCATGAAAATCATTTGTGAGTTCTAAAGTAGCTAGATTAGATCCAGGTAGAGTTGCCTCACTACACAAAAAGTTTAGGTTTTCAGTCCCTAAAGGTCCAAAATTTGGAATATTATTGTTTAAAAAGTCCTTCCAATCACTACCAGTTGGTTGAGGAATCTGAACTTCAAAATGAGAAGTTAGGGCAGGTCTAAGTAGGTTTGCTTTGATTTCTGCTAAAGTTTTTGCCCTTGGCATTTATAAATACAGATAGTCTTTATATATTATGTAGTAGGGATAATGGCAGAAAGTATTAAGAGTAAATACAAACCATCATATCCTAACAAATATAAAGGAGACCCAAATAACATCATATGCAGAAGTAGTTGGGAACGAAGATTCTGTAGTTGGTGTGACTTAAATGAAAATATTGTTGAGTGGGGAAGTGAAGAGTTTTGGATACCATATGTCTCCCCCGTTGACAACAGAGTTCATAGATACTTCCCGGATTTTATTGTAAAGGTTAGAGAACAATCTGGGCAGATTAAAACCTATGTGGTAGAAGTAAAACCAAAGAAACAAACCGTACCACCAAAACAAAAATCAAGAGTGACTAAATCATACCTATATGAGTGTAAAACTTATGCGGTAAATCAAGCAAAGTGGAGAGCGGCAAAGGAGTTTTGTGATGATAGACTCATAGATTTTAAAGTGATCACAGAAGAAGAGTTAGGTCTAAAATAATGGCAGAAGGTTTCGGAAAATATACAAACATTCCACCCAGAATGAAAGAGTTGAAAAAAAGAATATCAAGTTTAGGTTCAGCAGATCCAGAAGATTTGATGTTAGTGATTATGGATGTGTTGAAGAGAGAAGTCCTATATCCAGAACCAGGAAAGTTTTATACCTTTGTTTACAATCCCAAAACTCCAGACATTGAATACGATCAACATCCATTGATTGCCTGCACAGAACTACAAAAATGGGGGTTCAAAGCGATCAACTTTCACTGGAGAGAATCAAGAAACTATACTTGGGAAGAAGTTGCAGGAAAACTTCATATAGTTGAATATGACGAACTTGATGAGATGCTTTCTATACCTTATGCAAAATTCCGTCTAAATAAATAAAAAACTCTGTCAATGTCTGAGCATTTAGGACAACAAATCTTCACTTGTCCCTCTGGTGGGGAGGTTGTCTGATGGCGACTAAAACAATAAACAGCGATAAGTCAGAAACGAAAGTAGGAACTTCCGAAACAAAACTATTCACATCAACAAGAACAACATACAATGTTGATGCAAATGGAAAAATAGATCCCAAATCAGTTAAGCATGAGTTAATATATTATGATGCTCCATTAAGTCCAGGCATTGTTGCTGCCACAAGCACTGGAACATCAAACGATTGGAAATTTGAAAAGAATATAGCAGGTCAACCAATATTAGGTGCAGACGCACAAAAGTCTCTTAAAGAAGGTGCCCTAAAATCCACGACACAACAACAAATTCAAACAGCAGCAACAAAAGAAAAGATTTCACCAGAACAACAGAAAGCATTATCAACAAAACAAGTTAATACAGCACCAGCACAAGAAGACGCTGAAAAACAATTAAAGGCAGAACTAGCAAAGGAAGTAGCAGGCACTAGAAATTCTTTTCCAGGAGCAAATGGAGGAACCCCTCTAAAGTATCCAAGGAATCTTGCAGATACAAAGCAAGATGTAATCAAGTTTAGAATGGTAAAGTATTCACCAAAACAACTTGATAAAAATAATGCAGATAAAGATTTGAGGCCATTTTCAGATAGAAGAAAGATTGATGATAAAAATACAATAGGTGTAGTTGTTCTCCCCATTCCAGCAGGAATCGGTGATGCAAACTCAGTTAACTGGGGATCAAATGAGACTGGAGTTTTTGGATCTCAATTATATAATATTGCCAATCAGTTTATAACTGGCGGCGGAGATAGTGGCGCAGAAGCTGCAGGTGGAGCAGTTGAAGGAGTTCAAAATAATTCAACAGATGTTAAAACAGCATTATCCACTAAGTTTGCAGAAGCAGCATCTGGAACAACAAACATGCTCTCAAGAACTCAAGGAGCAGTTTACAATTCAAATATGGAACTCCTTTTCAATGGTCCAACACTAAGACCATTTAGTTTTACCTTTAAGTTATCTGCAAGAAGCAAAGAAGAGGCACAAGATATTAGATCAATAATCAGATTCTTTAAACAGGGAATGTCGCCAATCAGGACCCAATCACAACTATTCCTAAAAGCACCACATACATTTCAACTTGAATATCTCCACATAGGAAAGTCACATAGTTTCTTAAATAGATTTAAAGAGTGTGCTCTTCAATCATTCACCGTTGACTATACCCCAGAAGGTCAATACGCAACATTTAAAGATGGTGCGATGGTTTCCTACCAAATTACAATGCAGTTCCAAGAACTAGAACCAGTCTTTAACGATGATTATGCAACGATTGATCAAAATAAAGATACCGATATAGGTTACTAAGATGCCAAGTTACTTCCGCCAGGTTCCAGATTTTGAATATGTTAGTAGACTACCAGATGCTAAGATCGGTGATTACTTCCCTGTCAAAAATCTATTTAAGAAGGGAAAGTTAAGAGAAGACATTTTTCAAGATCTAGCATTCTTTACCAAGTACAAAATAGAAGGTGATGATCGTCCAGATAACGTTGCATTTAAAGTCTATGGAGACTCAACACTTGATTGGTTAGTTTTGATTTGCAATAATGTCGTAAACATTCAAACTGAATGGCCATTAACTCAGCAAGAATTTGATACATTTCTTCTGGGAAAGTATGGTGATTATGAAACTCTTTATGGTGGTATTCATCACTACGAAACTCCTGAAATAAAAAATAGTCAAGGGGTAACAATAGTGCCCGCAGGACTTCAAGTTCAATCAGATTATTCTATAAGTTTTTATGATTACTTCATAGACTCAATAGAAACTTATAACAACATTGCAATTCCAGTTACAAACTATGAGTATGAAGAAAAGATTGAAAATGACAAGAGAAATATATTCGTTCTGAAACCAAGATACCTAAATGTAGTTATTGATGATATGCAAGACATTATGGAATATAAAAAAGGTTCCAGTCAATATCAGACTGAAACCCTTAAGAGAGGAGACAATATTAAACTCTACGAATAATCACTCCTCAGCAAGACGTTGAAAATATGAAAGTGCATCATCTTCATCGTCATCAGTTTCCTGAGTAATGTTAGGAAGTGAAGGAGACTTGGTGCGAGCATAGGATTGCTCAAGTTCTTCCACTACACGATTCTGAACTGAAGAAGTTTGATCATATGCTTCAAGTTCATCTTCTTGCTCCATAACAGCACGAGACTGAGTGGGGGAAGTTTTTTGACCCAGAACATACTTCAGACGCTTCTCAAGATCTTCATAAGACTTGAACTGATCAGGAGCACTGATTGCAGTCAATGAATACTCTTTCTTCCAGAGGGTTTCAAGAGCATCGTCATCATCCAGTAGTGGTTCAACTGAACCAAATTCTGACTTGTCGTAGTTCCAATACCCATCTTTCTTTACGATTTTGAGTTTGAAGTTAGCACCCTGCCAGAAGTCAAAGGGATTGATAGGAGTTTCATCCTCAAACTCAGGTTGCATTGCTTCCATGATCTTATCAAAGATCTTCTTACCATACTTAAACAGGAAGACTTTACCTTCATTTTGAGGGTTGGTGGGATCTTTTACAACGTAAATGTTGCTGTAATAAGACAGTTTACGCTTCTGTTTACGAACAGTTTCTTTGTTTGCTTCTGTTCCACTGTTCCACAGTTCACGATTATACTCAGAAACAGGATCTTTCTGACCAACGGTAGTCAGAGAGTTTTCAATGTACCAACCACCAGGACCTTGGAATGCATGAGAATACATCTTTGCCCAAGGAAGTTCTTCACCTTCAGGGGCAGGGAGGAAACGAATCACTGCGAAACCATTACCTGTTTTATCCATTTCTGGTTTCCAAAGACGCTCATCAGCACCTCCAGAAGTTGTACTCATCTTCTCAACTTCCTTTACCAGTTTGGAAGTGAGAGAACCCAGTTTGGATTGTTTTTTGAGATCTGAAAAAGACATACGGATTACCTCGTATTAGTAGGATTTGGCTTTTGGACGTTGCTTAAGGGATTGTCTAGCCCACATCTATTCTACAGGTCAGACCCTGTTTTGTCAATCTGCTCCTTCATCACCTCAAGCATCTTAGACATGTTGTTAAGAATGATATTCATGTCAGTGCCAGGTGGCATACCCATCATGATTGCAGATTGAGTAACTCGTTCTTTCATTTCAACTGCTTCGGGATCATCAGACAAACTCAGTCTTGTGTAAAGAACTTTTTGTTTATCCAAAAGGGTTTCTAGAACTTCAACATGCTCAAGTTTTTCTTGCTTCGTCATCGTAGGAAACTTAAAAATGTTTCCATAGATTTGCTCTTGAAGTTCTGCAATCTCAGTCATCTCTGCACGGACGACTTCGGAACTAAAGAAACTCATTTATCCTCCAAAACAATCTCTTTTAAAATTTTACGAAAACGAAATATATCAATATTTAGAAAAGGATTGTATTTTTTAATCCTACGACTGACGGTTTCCCACACTGGGTCTTTGAGTTTCTTATCAAAGGTATTCCCGTACAGGAATATTCTATCATATATCACCATGGTTTCTAGGCTAATTTTCCCGCTCAGGAACTTTTTGAGTAGAGGAGGATGACCCTTTGAGCAACTAAAAACTTCTTCAAACTTATGTTGATCAAAGAGTTCCTGGGTTTCTTCTTTGAAAATATAAGACAATGACTGAATCTTCTTTTGCCATTGTTGATATCTACCCTCACCTTCTCTCATCATTTCACCAATCCAAAGTGACTCTGGATCAGGACAAGAGACAAAGTTAGCAACGAAAAACTCTACAACTTCTTGATCTGATTTTTGTCGTGCCACTTTCTCAAACCACATTCTATCTTTCCGTTTATAGAATGATTGAACAGTTGCACGACTTTTACCACAGTATTTGTGGTAGTCATAACTGTCTTTAGTGAAGTGATTCTTCAAAGACAGATAGCACTTATAGGCGTCAAAAGGAACCACAGTAATCATTCAAAAAAGTAATATAGTGAAATTAAAAAACCAGTTTTGCCCGTGAAGTTTTCTTAAGGAAGTTGAGTTCCGTTGCTTCGTATTTAATCTTTTCCTTTAGAGGTTTTGAGATTAGTTTAGGAACCGATTCAACATCAATGTTATTCTGCTCACAAAAATGAACTATCGCATCAATATAGTTCATATCTGAACTATGAACAATCCCCTCAATCTCTTGGGCAAAACGAGATGGGCAGAAGAATTTACTTTCTAATACTTTCTCTAATTCATTCTCCATCTGACCTAATATTGTGATGTACAAATTCTTTGATATAACGAACTAATAACTTAATATAATCCCCTTTGTTTCTTTTGTCAAACACCTTGACTTCTCCACCAGGGGTAACCATTAAAGTAATAAGTTTCTTTACCACTTTACCAGTCAGTTCGTAATAAGCAGCAGCATAGAATGTCTCTTGAACAAAATAGTTTTCGATCCATTCTTCGGGTTTGATTTTTTCTGAGGTCTTGAAGTCAATGACCGCTAACTCTCCATCATATTCAGCAATACAATCAACTCGTCCTGCAAGTCCTAGGTATTGAGAATAAAGAGTTCTTTCAATTGCATGAATATTATTTATCTTATCAAGTTCTGGTTTTAGATGATAGAACATGAACTTTGTCATGGGTTGATAATCATCCCAGTTCAGTTCTTTGTTTTCCAGATAGTCTTGGCAGACTTGGTGAAAATCAGTTCCTCTTGCAGTTGCTTTTCGTGTAATACGATTTGCTTCTTCAAGTCCAACTCTCTCTCGCCATTTTACAAAGATCTGACGATTATAGAAAGAAGTTACAGATGTAATAGAAGGCACCCACTGTCCATCAGGAAGATTGTACAAGCGGATACCATTTGTTTCTTTCTTTTCTAGTTCAAGATCACCTAAAAAATTACAATGAATAAAACTCATACTCCGATTTCCATTTTAGCAAGAATATACTCTTTAACAAATCCAGACCTTACGATATCGTCTACACCAAATTCAACAATATCAATAGAAGGCATGATACGAAGAACTTTCATGAAGTCAATGATTCCATTCTTTTCATTCGTCTTAATAAGATCAGATTGAGTAGCATCACCACAGAACATGATCTTACTGTTTTCACCAACCCTAGTGATTATACTATCAAGTTCATGATAATTCAAGTTTTGAAACTCATCTACGATAATGATAGAATTGTCCAGGGTGGTTCCCCTAATAAAAGAAGTGCTCCAAAAACTAATCGTTCCTTGAGTTTTGAGGTTTCCATAGAGCATCTCAAAGTCTGCATCAGTTGGCATCTGAAACATATACTTTACCATGTTCTTGTAAGGAATCTGATAAAGACTGGATTTGTCCTCATGATCGCCAGGAAGAAAACCAATTTCACGAGTAGCAACAAGAGACCTAACGATATAGATTTTTTCGTAAGGAGATCTTTCATCTAGAACATCTTGCAGTGCATTGTAGAGAGTAATGAATGTTTTACCAGTGCCGGCACATCCATAAGCAACGATGTGTTGACCCCTTTCATATGCATCATATAGAAGCTTTTGATTTTCTGTGAGAGGTTCAATATCTCTCATTAAATCCACACCGATTGGTTTTTTGCGTTTCATTTGTTTCGCAGTCATTCCAACTCCAATCGGCTGGTCATCTACCCTCTTTCTTCTTGCCATAGAATGATTAAAATGGTTTTACTTTTGAACCTGGTGCTTTTGATGCTGTTTTGAGAACATCATTCCATCCTGGATGTTTGGAGACAAGTTTGTTTTGCCAGTCTCCAACTTCTCCAGGAGTGGCACATCCTTCAGACCAATCTCTTTGCCATTCGGGATTATCTTTATACCACTGCTGAATATCGTGAATACTCATTTCAACGACTTTCTTTTCACCAGTTTCTTTGTGGACGATCGGATAAATTGCCATAAGTTACATAAAAATATAAGAATATTTATTCAATAGTAATAGAAGGAGCATCTACACATTCGGTACATCCTTCACGGCTCCAACCAAGTGCTTCAGATACTGCAGGGAACTGGCAAGTAAAAATACAACGAATCAGTTCTGCAATCTCCATATGTTCCTTTTGAGTACCGTGTGCAGAACGCAGATCAATGTAATGTATCCATGACCTTACAGAACCGGTCATATAGAGGCGTGTGGGCGTTGCCAGGGGCAGTACAAACCTTGCACACTCCTTTGCCACTCCCTTCTCCAGAAGGCGGTTGTAGAGGCGTAGACCCTGCT